AGCTATCGCCGTTGATCGCCGTCCACTTCTGGCCGTGGGCACTGTTCAGACAGCGCACATCCATGCCGGCAGCCTCCCGATATGTGTTGGTTCGTATGGGATGCGGGTTGCAGCCTTAGCCGCTCGGCTGCGCGCCATTGCGCCGGCCATGGCCCGCTTCATGGTTCGGTGGTCGTCCGCCTTGCGGTCAATCACGCGGCCAATCTGATCCTCGCCCTCGGCCACGATCAGATGCACGTCGACGGGCCGCGTCTGTCCGAACCGCCAGCATCGCCGCACCGCCTGATACCAAGCCTCGTAGCTGAAGCTGCGGCCCACGAAGGCCATGCGCGCGGCGTGCTGCCAGTTGAGCCCCTGGCCCGCCACGGACGGCTTCGTGATGATGTATCGCGCCTCGCCTGCCGCGAACGCCGCCAGCGCCGCCTCTTTGCGGTCTGGCGTGTGCGAGCCGCGCACTTCAACGGCGCCGGGAACCGCGGCCATGAGCGCGCCCGCCTCGGCGTCGTTGTCGCACCAGATCACCCACGCCTCACCGGGCTCCGCGGCAACCAGCGCGCCCACGGCTTCGGCCCGCGCCTGTGCCGTCTCGCGCTTGATGGCGTGCATGTTCGTTGCCGACAGGTCCGACGCGAACAGCATCCCGGCCGGCGCGCGCAGGTCGCCTGCAGCCTTGTGGCGGTGAACGTTGAGCGGCGGCAGCACGAACCGCGAGGCGTCGTATCCCAGATCAGCCGGCGTCTCAGCGCAGCGCGCCCATGACGCCACCCAGTCCCAGAAGGCTTCGACGGCATGGCCCTTGATGCGCCACTGCTGGGATGCGGTGGCGGTGTCATTGATAAACCAACGCGACAGCATCTCGACGTTGCGCATCTGGCCCAGGAATTCGGCGTGTGTGCCCAGCTCCATGTGATCGTTCGGCGCCGGCGTGGCGGTGCAGGCAAGCCGAAACCGATGCTCAGCAAACGACGCGATCAACGCGCGCGTGGTGGCGCCCGTAAAACTCTTAAGGATCGAGCTTTCATCCAGCGACACGGCGCCGAACTGCACGGTATCAAGCGCGCCGAGGCGGTCGTAGTTGCAAATGTTGATGCCGTCCCGCGCCTCGTCCTGGCTGCGGATCACGCGCACCGGATAGCCCAGGGCCAGCCCCTCGCGTTCGATTTGCCGCGCGACGGCAAGCGGCGTCAGCAGCAGCGCCCGGCCGTTGCTGGCCTCGGCCGCCTGCGCGCACCATTCAAGCTGGATGCGCGTCTTACCGAGGCCGGTATCGAGGAACATCGCGGCGCGACCCTGGCGCAGCGCGAAGCGGACGCACTCGGCCTGGTAGTCAAACAGGTGGGCCGGCATCGGGCCCGGCTCAATGCCGATCGCCTGCGCGCGCGGCGCCTTGCCGGCGAGAAACGCGGCGTATTCAGGGTGCAGGATCACCAGAAAGCTCCTTGTGCGCCTTCGACTTCCCAAGCCACCGCGATCGGAAACGGCAATTCCGCCACCGCCTCGGCCACCGTCGCCACGTCGCGCACCACCACGTCGCCGGAGGCGAGGCGGATGCGGACGCGGATGGGTGGGTATTCCGCCGGCTCAGCGTCTGCGCGGCCCTCCTCGATGCGGATCAGCCGCTCCAGGTAGGTGGCGAGGTCCAGCGCCTCCTCCTTGGCGTGACGCAACCACTCCGCGACGGTCAGAGGGTTGTCCGAAACGCTGACGCCATACTTGGCCAACCCACGCGCGGCGCGCTGCTGCAGCTCGGCGACCAGCGCGGCGGTGATTGGATCAGTGCTCATACGCCCGCTCCAAAATGGAACCGACCCATCTTCCGCTTGGCGCGGGTGATCCAGTTGCCGTCGTCCTGCGCCATCACCTCGGCGTGCCGGCGGATCATCTCGCGACCGTTGCCGAGATCGGCCGTGGTGACGTGGACGGCGGCAGCAGGAAGCCGCGTGATCTGGCCACCTGCGTCCAGCCATTCCTGGACCGTTTGATACGTTGGCCGCGGCTTCGCTGGAGGCGGAGCCACGCGCACCCAGGACTTCGGTAGCTTCTTCGGCTTCGGTGCTGGCGCCGGCTTCGGCGGCTTCGGTGCCACCACCTTCGGCGGCTTCGGTTGAGCTGCTGCGCGCGGCCGCGGCGCCGGCGCCGTAACCAGGCCAAGCCGCACCATTCGCCGCAGCCGCTTTGGCGACAGGCGCAACTCCTGCGTCGCCGCATGGATCGACAGGCCACGGTCGAACGCCGCCTGAACGCGCGGCGCAATCTCCGCGTTGGCTGCGTCGCACCGTTCTTGAAACAGCTTCGCGCCCAGGCGCGCGCCGCACATCGTCGCTTCGGCCGGCCGCACAAGGCCCAGCTTCCGCGCGTGCGTCCTCATGCCCTTGACTGTGGTTCGCGTGTGCCCGCGCGCTGCGTGATACAGCCGCAGCACGTCGCGAATGTCCGGCATGGTGGCCCAGTGCTGCACCAGCACCGCGGCACCGCGCTCCATTTCAAGGCTGTTCGGCTTGTGGATCTTGGTCGTGATGCCGATCTTCCGCATCCGCGTCGCGACCGTGAACTGCGCCACGCCGATGCGCTGAGCGATCCGACGCTGCGACAAGCCTTCCGCCGCCCACGCGCGGACTTGCTCGATGGTGGCGTCATCCCACGGCGGCAGCGCGCCGTTCGGAAAAGAGCCGGCGGCACGCACTGCGCCGCCGGCCAAGTTTTCATGGGAGGTCACGCCAGCCACGCTGGCCTCTCCACCTGCACGCGCGGACGAACCGCGGCCCGTGCAGGTGGCACCGTGCATCGGTTGGGAGCCTATTTCCGATCCGCGTTGCACGGTGATCTCGCTCATACCTGCCGCGCCTGGAAGCGGCGCCAGGCCGGGCCGGCGAGCTGGGCCACAAGCTCCCAACCTTCCGCGGCGCGACGGTGCATGAGAACGATGGTGTCGGCGTCAGCGGCGGCGACAAGCGCGGCGCCGGTGTGGCCGGTGCGATAGCTCCAGAACCGGCCCGTGCGCGTGGCAACGACGGTCCAGCGGTCTGCGGTTATTTCGCCCGCGCTCACGACGTTGTGCAGCGCAGCAGGTGTGGCGGGTTGATACACTCCAGCCATCACGCAGCCATCTCCGGCGCCAAATCGGGCCGGACTTGTGCGGGTGCATCACTCGCTGCCGCCGCGCACACGACGCTCGCCGGCTTTGTGCCTCGCAGGACGTCAAACGAAATGCCCGAAACACCCGATTGTGCCGAGTGCTCCACCAGAACGTGCCAGAACTTCGCCGGCACTCCGATGCGGCGCCACTGCGTTACGGCGTTTGGCGTCGCGCCGGTGATCCGTGCCACTTCATGTTTGCCACCTAGCGCGGTGATGATGTCAGCGGGGGTCATGCACCGAACATGACAAATATCTTGTCGGTTCACAAGGCATCTTTTGCCGGCAAATCCTCTGTCGCGCCGCCACAGCCGATTTCCGGCACAATGGCGAGCATGGCAGACAAAGATCCATTTGCCGTGGAGTTCAGCGTCAGGCTGCGCGCAGCAATGGCTGTCGCGGGCCTGTCGTCAGCCGCTGAGCTGGCGCGCGTGCTTCAGCATGGCGAAAGCCGCGTGCGCAATTGGTGCAATGGCACCGCCACGCCCACAGTTCAGGAAGCCGCTCGCTTGGCGAAATTCCTTAGTGTGACGATGGATTGGCTGTTTCGCGATAGCAGCGTGGGTCTTGAAGAAGGCCGGCGCATCCGCCTGATGGCAGCTATGGAAGGCATAGCGCCACCGCATCCTGTAACGACGGCGGTGAAGGAGGAACCTCTGGCTTCGGAGGCTTCGGCGGCTTCGGAGGTTTCGGCGGCACCAAAATCACGCCGTCGCGCAAAGGCGGCCAGCGAGTAGCAATCCGAAGTCCTGTTCTAGGCATTTTTGGCCCCGCTATCCGAGAACGCACCGAGAACATACCAGCATGTGCGCCATGGGCGTCCATTCCCGCAATTGTAGATAATTGTGGATTGATCCGACGAGCGCGCTGATGACGCAGTGCGCGCGCCGCATCTTGGCACGATAAAAATTTTGTCGCATCCGCCATTTTAGCGTTGTGAGACGA